TTGCATTAGAAGAACAGGCACGTGACCTTATGGGTGACAGACCTATCAACCTCAATAGCCCAGAGCAATTGTCATGGATTATATACAGTCGTAAGCCACACGATAAGAAGATGTGGGTAGACTTGTTTGATGAACGTATGCCCGATGCAGAATACAGACGTAACGTTAAAGCATACAGCGAGAGGCTATACAAACAGAAGGCACATCAATGCAAGGATTGCTTTGGTAGTGGTCAAGTTAGAAAGGTAAAGAAAGATGGTACACCATTTGCTAGAACTAATAAATGTCCTACTTGTATTGGAGGCGGTTTCTATTATACTAACTCTAGTACCATAGCAGGTCTACAGTTTACACCACCTAACTCTAAGTGGATCAGTGCCAATGGCTTTGGTACAGGTAAAGACAACCTTGTATTCCTTGAAGCCATTGCCCGATCCAAGGGTATGAAGGTAGCTGAGATATTCCTACAGAATGTACGTAGGTTGTCAGCCGTAGAGACGTACCTCAGTAGCTTCGTAGAGGGCATAGCAACACACGTTAAGACTGACGGTAAGCTACACGTTCGTCTGCTGCAACACCGCACTGGTACAGGCCGCTTGTCGGGTGCTGATCCCAACATGCAGAACATGCCACGTGGTGGTACGTTTCCTGTCAAGAAGGTATTCATATCCCGTTGGCATGGCGGTCAGATTATGGAGGCTGACTTTGCTCAATTAGAATTTCGTGTCGCTGCATTCCTATCGCAAGACATGACTGCTATTGACGAGGTAACTACAGGCTTTGATGTACATGCTTACACAGCAAAAGTTATATCAGATGCAGGTCAACCTACGTCTCGTCAAGAAGCCAAGCCACACACATTCGCTCCGTTGTATGGGGCCAGTGGATTTGGTAGGTCAGAGGCAGAAGCTGCATACTATCAACAGTTTACCAAGAAGTACTCAGGTATCGCTAAGTGGCATTCAGAACTAGCAAAGGAAGCGTTAAGTACCAGCAAGATCACTACACCATCAGGACGTGAGTTCTCATTCCCTGATGTACAAAGACGGAGGTTCGGAGGTGTGACATTTTTCACACAGATAAAGAATTATCCTGTTCAATCGTTCGCAACAGCTGACATCGTACCTATATCTCTGATATACATTGATAAGCTACTGACAGCAAACAAGCTACACAGTTGTGTAGTCAACACGGTGCATGACTCAATCGTAATTGACATACACCCAGACGAGGAGGACATAGTACTGCAGGTAATCAAGGCAGCTAACGACAGGCTGATACCCATTGTCAATAAGAAATGGGACATAGACTTTAACATCCCTCTATTATTAGAGGCGAAGATAGGGCCAAACTGGCTTGACACAAAAGACGTAGCGTGATATAACTACCTTTCGACTATTCAAAAACAGGAGACTTACACATGAATCAAGTTACAACAATCGACACTAACAACTTCGCAGCAATGGCTCAAGCAATGGGCATGGCGGCGGATGCACCTAAGCAAACTAACAAGTCAAGTACACTTGCACGTCTACGCATTCATCACACCCCTATCATGGGTCAGCAAGAGATCAATGGTAAGATGAAGAACGTAGAGGTCATTGGTGGGGGTGTATACAAATTAGAGATTCCCGATGGGCCTACTGTGTACGCCGAATCCGTATCCATCCGCCCCTTCTTGCAACGATTTATGTACAAGAAGTTTATCAAGGGTAACGACACTACAGCTAACCGCTTCGTAAAGAGTGTCATGGCTAACGATCTTAATAATGACATGAAGGATAACGATGGTGGCTTTAACTGCGGTAAACCTGCGGGGTTCATTCAGGATTGGGCTGCACTGCCGGACACAATGAAAGACCTTATCAAGTCTATCAAACGTGTTCGTGCATTGTTCGGCACAGTAGAAATGGTCAACGCTACAGATGAGAATGGTAATCCTGTTGACGTAGACACTACGCCATTCATCTGGGAGATTGATAACCGTGACGCATTCAAGACTATGGGTGAGATGTTTACTAAGCTTACCAAGATGCGCCGACTACCCCCGCAGCACTACATTACTTCTACCACTAAGGAAGTACCACTACCAAACGGTAGCAGCTTCTACATTCCTGTAGCTGACATCGACTTGGGTACTACCTTAGACATGGACAATGCGTCACAAGAAACATTCGCTAGTTTCATGGCATGGATTGAGAACTACAATGTATACATTCTCAATACATGGAGTGAGAACATGCATAAGAATGAGGACGTGGACACTGACACGGTAGAAGCGTTCGTAGACATTGACCTAGAGGATTTTGTCTAATGAACCATCCTGCTGAACTGGCGATCAATCAGTATCTTGAAGATGCTACATCTGGTAAATCAACTATGTCCGAAGAGACAATAACACAGATTGGTACAGATGTAATGGATGCTATAAGACGCCAGTTTGGTGGGGGCAAAGGGCGTGACGAGTTTCGTTTACGAATGTCTAACATTGGTAAGCCTACTTGTCAGCTTTGGTTTGCTAAGAACAAGCCAGAGGAAGCGTTGCCCAAACCAACCACGTTTGTGATGAACATGCTTCTAGGTGACATAGTAGAAGCTGCATTCAAAGGGATCATTAAGGAGGCTGGCTACCCCTATGAAGACAAGGACAACTTTGTAACACTACAACTAGGTGACGCTATGATCAAGGGGTCATATGATATTGTTGTGGATGGCGCAATGGATGACGTTAAGTCTGCATCCGATTGGTCATACCGCAATAAGTTTGAATCATACGACACACTACAGAAGAGTGACCCATTCGGATACGTTGGACAACTGGCAGGTTACGCTAAGGCATCTGGCAAGAAGGTAGGTGGCTGGTGGGTAGTCAATAAGTCTAACGGTAACATCAAGTATGTACCCGCTGAGGGTCTTGACATGGACGAACAGATAGCTAAGCTTGAGAAGACAGTAAAAACAGTGAACGATAATACGTTTGAGCGTTGCTTTGCGCCTGTGCCTGAGACATTCAGGGGTGTACCATCAGGTAACACAGTGCTTAATGACAACTGTAAGTTCTGTGACTTCCGGTTCTCTTGCTTCGACATTGAGGAGCTACCATCTAAGGTATCAAAAGCTAAGACATTGCCAATAGTGGCGTACATAAAGTGAAGGGGAAGCAATTCGCTGCCGCTATGAAGCATGGGTTTAGGAGTGGCCTCGAAGTACGAACAAAAGATTACCTCGTTGAACGCAGTATAAAGTTTAAATACGAAGAGGTTAAGATCGAATGGGAAGACCTCATGTACCGCACCTATACACCAGACTTTGTGTTAGGTAACGGGATCATTATTGAAACTAAAGGATTGTTTTCTTCTGATGATAGACGCAAACACTTAGCTGTCAAGGCTCAACATCCTAAGCTTGACATAAGGTTTGTGTTTACCAGCAGCAAGAAAAAATTAAGTAAGGGTGCTAAAAGTACCTATGGACAATGGTGTGACAAACATGGTATACAATACTACGACAGGATCATTCCAGAGGATTGGTTATATGAGAAGGGCAAGGACATGCATCCTGCATTGATCCACTGCCCATATAAAAAAGTAAAGAGGAGATAACTTACACATGGCAGAAGATAAAGTTTATATTGACTTCGACCCTAACGACTACATCATTAGGTTATCCCCTTTCTTAGATAAGAAGGGCGATTGGACGGGCGAGTTGATGGTAGGTACAGTAACTACCGATGATAATAATATGAGTGACCATGACCACTTCCAACTCATGCACTTAACGGCTATGGTTTGTGCAGCTATACCCGCAATGGAAGAAGACGAAGACGTGCGCCAAGTACTGGCTGACATAGTTGCAGAGGTACAAGAAGAACTAAAAGAGGTAGAGGTAACGGCAGAAAAAAAAGTTGTAGCCATTGACGATAACGTAATCAACGTTAAGTTTAACTAGGGAGGACACGAACATGGATGAACAAGACATGGTTAACTCACCTGCACACTACAATTTTGCAGGCATTGAATGCGTGGATGCCATTCGTGCAGCAACAGGTCCAGAGGGTTTCGAGAGTTATCTACAAGGTAACATCTTAAAGTACTTGTGGCGATACAAATATAAGAATGGTGTAGAGGACTTAAAGAAAGCACATTGGTATCTTAACAGACTCATTGAGGCACAAGATGATAGTTAAAGTATTTCTAACCCTTGACATAGATGAGGCAGAGTATCAAGTGCCTGTAGATGGATTGCTTGACGATGAAGTACGAGACGCCTTACAAGAATACATATATGACATTGACGGTATGTCAATTAAATCAATCAAGATATTAACGGAGTAGTATATACATGAACAATTATTTACCAACGGATTATCAAGCGTTCATTCATACCTCTCGCTACGCTAGGTGGCTTGAGAGTGAAGGGCGCAGAGAGTCATGGCCTGAGACAGTAGGACGTTACATGAATGACGTAGTACGTAGAGCACTGGACATTGACACAATTGGCATTGCAAAAGATATTGAGGACGCTATCCTCAGTTTAAACCTTATGCCATCTATGAGGGCTATGATGACAGCTGGCCCTGCACTTGATCGTGACAATACAGCAGGCTACAACTGTAGCTACCTACCCGTAGATGACCCTAAGTCCTTCGATGAGGCTATGTACATTCTCCTTTGTGGTACTGGTGTTGGCTTCAGTGTTGAGCGCCAGTTCATCAGTAAGCTCCCAGATGTGCCTGAGTTGTTCCAGAGTGAATCTATCGTTGTCGTTAAGGATAGTAAGGAAGGCTGGGCTAAAGGGTTTCGTCAAGTTCTTGCACTCCTATGGGCTGGTGAAATTCCTAAGTGGGATGTATCTCAGATTCGTCCTGCAGGTGCACGACTTAAAACGTTTGGCGGTAGAGCGTCAGGCCCTGCACCATTGATTGAGTTGTTTAACTTTGCTGTATCTACATTCAAGGCAGCACAAGGACGTAAGCTATCGTCACTTGAGTGTCACGATCTTATGTGCTTCATTGGTCAGGTGGTTGTGGTAGGTGGTGTACGCCGTAGTGCTATGATTTCATTAAGTAATCTTAGTGATGATCGTATGCGTCACGCTAAGTCAGGTCAGTGGTGGGACAATGCACCACACAGGGCGCTATCAAATAACTCTGTGTCGTACACTGAGAAGCCAGACATGGAAACATTCATGCGTGAGTGGTTGTCATTGGTTGAGTCTAAGTCAGGTGAGCGTGGCATCTTCAACCGTGAGGCATCCAAGAAGCAGGCAGCTAAATATGGCAGACGTGATCCTAACTTTGAGTTCGGGACAAATCCTTGCAGCGAAATAATTTTACGCCCATATCAGTTCTGTAACTTAACCGAGTGCGTTGTACGATCCACCGATACATTGGAAACTCTAGCAGAGAAAGTTAAGCTGGCTACGATCTTAGGTACAATACAATCTACTATGACACGTTTCCCCTACCTACGAAAGATATGGACAAAAAACACAGAGGAAGAACGCTTGTTGGGTGTGTCACTGACAGGCATCATGGACAATCCATTGACTACATCTAAGAACAAGGGACTAGAAAATACGCTGGAACATCTTCGTCACATTGCTGTAGCTACTAACGCTATCTGGGCTGATAAGCTTGGCATTCCTCATAGTACTGCTATTACATGTGTCAAACCCTCAGGTACAGTTTCGCAACTGGTTGACAGCGCCTCTGGGATACACGCTAGACACAGTGACTATTACATACGTACCGTAAGGGGTGACAACAAGGATAGCTTGACACAGTTTATGAAGGATCAAGGTGTACCTAACTCACCATGTGTGATGAAGAGCGACACTACTACAGTGTTTAGCTTCCCTGTTAAGTCACCTAACAAGTCAGTCACCCGCAATGACCTATCCGCAATTGAGCAGCTAGAGACATGGCTTGCGTATCAACGTCACTGGTGTGAGCATAAACCTAGTATTACATGTACTGTGCTAGACAGTGAGTGGATGGCAGTTGGTGCATTTGTATACGAACACTTTGACGAGATGTCAGGTGTGTCTTTCTTGCCACACTCTGATCATACATATCAGCAGGCACCATATCAAGAGTGTGGTAAGTCGGACTATAATATGTTACTGTCCTGTATGCCAAGTAAGATTGATTGGGGTAAGCTATCTGACTATGAGATAGAGGACAACACCAACGCTATGCAGACGTTAGCATGTAGCGGTGACGCTTGTGAGATCGTAGACTTAACCTAAAGGAGAATTGACATGGTTACACTAACACTAGATGATACAGAGTACGAAACAGATGACTTTACAGAGGAACAAAACAAGTTAGTGCAGGAGATTACTTACGGCACTAACGTAAAGAACCAGCTGGCATTTCAATTGAATAGCTTACACTCATTCAATGAGCAGTTAGTTGAACGCCTACGCAAAACCCTAGAAACCACATCAGAATCGGAGTAATCCATGACCGCATACAGAAAACCTTTTTCACGTAATCTTTACGCTAAGTATGACGAAGTAGCTAAGCAAACATTGATCTCTCACCTAACAGGTGAGGGGCATGAACTTGTGGATAGCACAGAGTCGTATGACGCAGACGTTGTAACACAGAAAGATGGAGTAACATACTACAGTGAAGCGGAAGTAAAAACAGCGTGGACGGGTGACTGGCCCACTAGTTGGTCAGAGATACGCATACTTGAACGTAAAAAGAAACTGCTATCTAAG